CTTTAGCCTTGCGATCCTTGTTACGAGCCTCGCGCTCTTCAAGGTTGATCTCGGTGGTCTCGACAGAGGCCATCGCTTCAGCAATCTTGGCAGAGATCTTGGCGTTGTCGCCCAGCTTCTTGTCGCCAAACTGCACATCTTCCATGTTTAGCAGGACGGCACGGGCCTGATCAAGCAACATACGCCGAGCTTCCGGCTCTTTCATGACCGTAGCCTGAGCAATGTAGTCACCGACAACCGTTAAGCCAGCCGCCGCAAGTTTATTCTGAATGTCTGGCATACCCATCTCACGGCCTTCAGCCAGCGAAGCCTGAAGTTTAGTGTTAGCCGCGACAGGGTCTTCCAGCATCTCCTTTAGCAAGCCGCCCCAGCTATTAGCAATCTGCTCATTACGCCACTCCTTCAAGGCAGCGGCACGGGTCTCAGTAGCAGCAGCGACAAAGTTGCTCTGGATGTTGCCGAGGTACTTGGAAGCCTCGACACGGCCATCGTAGTTCGCCAAGATCGGGCTGGATGCGTAGGTGTTCCACAGCTCCTGCGCGACGACTTCAGGAGCCTTGGCAGGCTCTGGCATAAAGTTGCCATTCTCGTCTACAACTGTACCGAACTTGTCCAGCTCCATCTTCAGAGCCGTCTCGTAGCGGGACATAGCGTCCTTAGCCCCGAAGGTGTACAGGCTCTTGTAGAAGAGCGGCTGGTAGTGCTCAGGGATCTGCTTGCTACGCGACAGGGCGGCTAGCTGCTTCTTGGCCTCCTCGGGGTTCTTGTTCTCTAGGGCAGACTTGACATTGGATCCAGCGTCCGCATAGGCGGCAGCAGCCGACTTCTGTACTTCCTCACCAACCCCCGCAGCCACCGACGAAGCTAGGTCGGTGAACGACTTGGACAGGGGAGCCAAGTCGATGATGTTCTGCATCTCCGGGGCTTGGATGATCGGAGGAGCAAAGGTATCGACCGGGCTAGCAATAGGACGAAGCTCGGCCTGCTGCTGCGGATTCTCAATTACATAACGCTGTGCCATAAGGTCGTAGCTCCGGGGTACTTACCAGTCTGCTTGTATTTGATGTCGCCGTAGGTTCCCATCGCATCCATCGCACCCGCACCAATACGAAGAGCAGCACCGATGTAGTCTGGCTGTTCGACGGGTCTAGGTGTAGCCGCAGCGATCTGGGCCTGTTGGTTGGCGCGGATGCCTTCCATGTTCAGTTGAATCTGAGCGTTCTGCCAAGTCTGGTTGCGGATGGTGTTCTGGGCAAACCCTAGTTCTTGGCGACGATACTCATTCAGGAGGGCATCAATGGATGCACCACCAGTACCCGTCTCACCTGCGGTCACACGAGCCGTGCTAGCGGCCTGTGCGGCCCTCATAGACGACATATCGATAGCTTGGGCAGCAGCGGCTGTCTCTTGCTGCTGGCGCGTTTGTAGCGCGTTGTATTGCGTAATAGCGTTAGCCGTGGCCGCTTCCTTGGTGGCCTTGAACTGAGCGTTCTGGTACTTAGCCTGAGCCTGAGCGTTGGCCTGCTGTTGGGCGACACTCACGCCAGCGGAGATGGTGGTGATAGCCAATGTTGTGGCGGCGATGGCCTCCGCGCTCATGGCTGAGATGGCGGCTACAAGTTCAACGGGGCACATATTAGACTCTCTTGACCATGTATTGGTAGTTCTCGTTGTACCGTTCCGCAGGCTCAAAGCCAAGGAGGCGTGCCCAGCGGATGTGCGTTGTGTTGCGGGTATCAAACAAGTTAGCCATCAGGTACTTGCCTGCTCCAAACAGCCCAAGCCAGTACGGGGCTTCGCGAAGGACGGACTTGTGATACTTGGTCATGGCATCCGTACCAAACAGCCACGGGCTTCCGATCCATGCGTGGGTGTAGCCGCAGCCAAACATAAGGAAGGGGACATCGTCAGCGCAGGCCACCCAAGCGTGGGGTGATACAGAAACGCTGTCACGCACGATCTCGTACAGCGTCCTGTCGTTGCAGTAGGGGTTTTCCATTAGCTCGCGTACATCTGTCCAGCGCATCTCGCGCACGATGTGTAGGATGTCGTCAGGGGTGGGGTGGCGATAGGTTACGCCCGATACCGCTGGAAGTTCGTTGTGAAGTTGGCGATCCATTCTGCTCCTAGGATAGTACACGGGAACGGCGTAGCGTTCGTAACTTCGATGGTCAGGTTGTCTGTCTTGGTCAGGGTGGGGAATCGATACTCCCCGTTGTCCAGCTTAACCGAGCCGCCGCCATCGTTGCCAAGGCTGGCCGTGTAGGTCATCGTAGCGGGGGTCTCCTGCTGGATCTGCACGCTGACCGTGAAGTTGTTGGTGTTGGCAAACTTCAGCACACCGAACAGGTTCTGGTAACGACCAGTCTTGACCGAGGCGGAGCCACCGTTGCGGGTGTCTTCGCGGACATCCACGCGACCAAACTGGTAGCGCATGGTGTACGGGTGTCCGAAGTGCATACCAGTAACTGCCGTCTGATTGCCGGGAATCTCAAACTGGGAGCTGCTGATTCTGGTGACCGCCAGCACAGTACCGTCAGCCTTGACTACAGTTGAAGTCCAGCCAGTAGCCGGAAGATCAAAGCCCGTAGGTACAGTTACTCGCGTGTTGCCGCCAACAAGCGTCTTGGTCAAGCTGTCCATATTGATGCGTGCGTCAATCAGAGGCGCGGTTACGGTACTGAAAGTGTCCGTACCGAACTTGATGTCCATCTTCTGGAGGGCATAGCCAGTACCGATCTTGGTGACCATGTACAGCGTGTTTTCATAGAACGCTACCGTCATGATCTCGAACGGGTAGGTGAACTTAGACCACGCCGACTGGATGATGTCGTTACCGTTGATGAAGTACTTCCAGACATACAGCGTATCGGGGTCGCTGGCGCAGCGTAGGAAGAACACCTCTTCGGTTGAGGAGCCTACGATCTCCGACACATTGCTTGGGATGTAGCGGGGGATCTGTGTGGCTAGGTTGTTGGCCTGATACGAACCAACAGTCACATTCTCCAGAACCTGCTGGAACTCCCACATCGATGCGTAGGAGTCGCGGTTGGTGGAGAAGTAGATGTTCTTGCCTACGGCTACGGGCGACACGCCCATATCAGCCTCGTAGGCTGTCACGAACTGGATGCTAGCCGTCTTAGGCGTAAGCAGAGGCTCGCCTGTGACGACGAACTGCGCCCTGTCCGCAAACACAATGAGACGCTCGTTGTGCGGGACAGCGTGTTCTAGCTTGGCTACAGAGGTGTGGGAGGCTTGGAGATCAATCGGGTCAGCATCCAGAAGCTGCCGCACGGTGCTGCGCCAGAAGTTGCCGTAGATGCCAGCCTCCGACATCACAACAGAGGACTCCGTAAGCAGACCTAGACGGTTCTTGTGGAAGAACACATCGGTGATGGGGGCATCAACAAAGGTCGGGGCTGGGTTACTATCGTCGTCGCCCACCAGCCGATCTAGCCAAGTAAAGGCTTCGACCGAGAAGTATGGCGTACCAGCAGTTCCAGTAATACTGCCGCTAACATCGACCCGCCGCACGATAGCCAGCGGCATATTCTCTAGCTCGTACTTGATTCCCGGGCCTACTGTCTCGCGCCACTCGCCCTCGCCAAAGTCGCCGGACACCTTAGCAACAAACTTCACATAGAAGTCGTCCTCGGCTGTCTCCACCGAACCTTGGATCTTGAAGACCACACCATCGCGGCAGCGCGGGGGCAGCTCGTCAAAGTTATCCACCGTCTGGAAATAGGACTTCATGGCGGTATCGCCAATAGAGTCCTTAGTCGTAATAGAGAGAATGTCTAAAGTAGAGTGGGTTACTTCAATAACTGAGCCTGAAACAAGTGTGCTCCAACCTGTTCCAACGCCGCCAGCAATTGCTGCCGTGGTCAGCTTGGTTGCTAGCTGCTGCGCGATGGCATCTGTTTTAATGTTTGCATACTCGCTGGCCTGCCCGTCATTGATCTGATTAAGTCCGCTAAGACCTGCCGAAGAGGTGGGGGTAAACGACAACCCCGGGATCTTAGATCGGATCATTAGCGTACCAGCACTAGAGTATGCCGTAACTAACTCATCAAGCGAGTCCCCAACACTCGTGGTATTGATCGCCGCGATAGCGTTGCCTAGTGCGTTAATTCCTGCGGCCCAGCTACGAGTGTAGCCTAGGATAGTGACATTACCCGCCACAGATGTAGACACAGCCGCAGCCCACAGTTCGGCAGCGGCTGTAGTACCCGCCGTGGTTCCGTCCCAAGTGGACACCTCAGCGTCCGCAAGGCCACCACCCAAAAAGTTAAGCGTAGCCTTGTAGTTGATCTTGTAGTTACCCTGCCGGATATAGATATACGCCTTACGCGCATTCTGTGCAGCCGTGGTAGCAGCACCCAGCGTGACGGTCTTAGCCGTGTTGGTCAGGAAGGTGTAGTCGTTGACCGTAGTCCACTTGTAGTCGCTAGCCGCGCCCGTCAGGTAGTTGTTGACCAGCGTAGCGTCAGGGTAGAAGACAAACTCATCATTACCGTTCAGATCCCACACACGGACTGCATCATACGCCGTTGCGGTGTTATCCACGACAGCGGCAAGATACCGTTCAGAGGTATCCCGATTGATCCAATGGTAGCTGGCGTTACCATAGTCGTCGTTCACCGAAGCGGTAAGGGAATTCAGCCATTGCGTAGGGAACCGCTTCTTCAGCCCCTCTACGATAGTCCCGTAAGCGTTCTCCTGCACCTTGCATTGGCTCTCCAGACGCAGCGCGTCCGGCTGCTGAGAGACACCGCCAACAAGGTTAGGTTGAGCCTTAGAGATCAGAACCATATCAGAAGTGGTTTAGGTTGTTGAGGACATTGCGGCGCATCACGACACGGCCAGCGGCCCAGCCATCAAAGATGGTGTAGTCCGAGTCCGTAGCCTCTTGGTCACGCAGAGCGGCCAGAGCCATGATCTCATCCTGCATCTGGAACTGGTGGACGGTAGGCGCACCAGCAATGCGGTCTTGGAATACACGCGCAGCTTTGATCATGATGTAGCGGCGTGCGGTCTCTGGGATTTGCTCGAAGTCTTGGTAGTAGACGATCTCGCACTTCGGATCGATACCCAAGACAAAGGTGTTCTTGTTGTGCGCCTTGTTGTACAGGCGCATAGCTCCTGCTCCCGTACTGTCGAAGCGCACTACGATCTCGTAGTCAATGCGGGACAGGCTCTCGTCATACAGGTCGATCTTCGCGTAGTCAGTCGGTACGGCAACCTTGCCGTTGACATCACGGGTCAGGGTCTTGACCTCGGTGTTGAAGTGCCAACCCATCGATAGGACTTCGCGAGTGGTCTCATCAAGCACAGACTCAGCCATCTGCCCATCAGCTCGGGTGGCCGGAAGTGCTGCAATAGGAGCTTCACCGATGCCTGCCAGCATCGTGTTCACAGCTTGGAGCTTGTTGGTGGAGACGACCATAGTGTTTCTGTAGTAAGGGGGAAGTGGGGGCTACCCGCTATTGGATAGCCCCCAACGAAATTACGCCTTGGTGAGGTTAATCGCGCACTCGGGGCGCAAGATGCCGTGGCCCATCGCGTAGCGAGCGACCAAGAGCGTACCCTGACGGTCAATGCGGTACTCCGACTGCATCGAGAGATCCATCAGCTTCAGCGTGCCAATGGCCTGCGTGGTGAAGAAGGTCGTAACCACATTGATTGCGTTCACTTGGTACTTGCTCGGGCCAGTCGAGACATTAGTACCATCGCCAGCCGCCACGGCAATCGTAGCGTACGGCGTGTGGTTCGACTTCAGCACCTTGATACCGCCGATCTCCAGCATATCGCTCGGCATACCAAGCGTGCCGTTGCCACCACCGTTGATGTCCTTGTTCAGGATCACGGCCTTGGCAACATCCGAAGTACCAGCGCGGTACAGCTTGTAGAAGGTGTCCGGGGTCACAATGCAGTAACGGCTCTCCTTCGGAACATTGACCTCATCGAAGCGAGCTGCTGCGGTGTAGCACGCATCGATGAAAGCCGTAGCCGAAATAGTCAAAGTGGCACTCACCAAGTTGCCGTCCGTGATCGGACGGGTAGGCAGCGTGTGATCGTCGTTGAACTTAGCCGTGCTAGCAGCCTTGGCTGCAAGTTGGATAAGTTGACGGTCAGTCGTGTACGCCAACGCACGACCCATCTCGGTCGAGTAGATCGAACGGATGTCGTAGTGGTTTTCCAGCTCTTCGATTTCCGGGACGAAGGTCGTCGAGACCAGCAGGTCGTCGATGGTGATCGTCGTCTCGGCTTGCTTGAACGCCGTACCAGCCGTGAAGGCGGTTCCATCCAAGAGGTCAGAACCCGGAGTGTGGTATCCAGCTTGCGCGATACCAACGCTCGGGAACTGAGCGGACTTGCCATTGCTGATGGTGCGGACGGTCGTCAGCGGAATCATGACATTGGCCTGTTCAAAGGCCGTCATCACTTCGCCGCTGAATTGCTTCAGGAACAGCGCGTCATAGGTGGATCCAGTAGCGTTAACAAGTCCCGGGCGGGACATTGTGGGTGTAATCGGCATTGTCTTAGTTCACTTTACAAACAGAGTCAGAGATGAAAGGGATAACGATCAGCCAGCTATCGGCCTTGCGCCAAGTTGTCCACCGT